TAAACTTTCCTACTACAGCAACATTTATGTTGTTCAAGATCCTGCTCACCCTGAGAACGAGGGTCGTGTCTTCCTTTACAAGTTTGGTAAGAAGATTTTTGATAAACTTGTTGAAGCAATGCAACCCGCATTTGCAGACGAGTCTCCTGTTGATCCTTTCAACTTCTGGAAAGGTGCTGACTTCAAGTTGAAGATCCGCAAGGTTGATGGGTACTGGAACTATGACAAGTCTGAATTTGCTGCACCTAAAGTGCTAGGTAATTTTGATGATGACAAACTAGAGTCTATCTGGAAAGAGGGTTACTCTCTTGCAGAGTTTGAGGACACCAAAAACTTCAAAACTTATGAGCAACTCTCAGCAAGATTGAATTTGGTGCTTGGTAAAACTACTGCTCCTACACGTCCTAACCTTGGTGTTGACACTGAGGAGTATGAACCAAAACCTTTCAATGATACTGATATCAATGGTTTGAAGAATGCAGTCGCTTCGTCTCCTGTTGAAGATGAAGAGGATACTCTTTCATACTTTGCTAAACTAGCAGGTGAGGACTAATGGTAGGACCAGGTGAGTACATGGCAGTATTAAATGTCGTGGAAGCATGGAATGAAATCTCATGGGCAGATGCAGTTCCATTTACATTAGTTCTTATTGGTCTGTACTGGGTCAAAGTTAAGATTGATTCTAGAGCAGGTCTTGGTAAGAAAAAACTAAGACAGTTGAAGACGGTGATCAAAGAAGCAATTCTAGAGACCAAATAAAAAACTGTCACAAAGGGGGTTCACACCCCCTTTTTTTATGCTATAATATACATATTAAAAAGGAAAAAAATGAAAGCACTCCCTCTTTTGTTACTGCCATTCTTGACTGCCCCTGTTGGTGCAGAAAGTATTGGTGATCGTAGTAATCGTGAGGCATACAGAGATGCTCCACCTAGAAACTGGTATGAACGTTTAGTTGGAAGACCATCAAGTGCTACAGGATTGACAATTTCAAAGTCCACCACTCCAGTAAGATATCCTCGTGTTGCAAGAAATAGTTATCAATATGGATACTCTTCATCCAGTGTATGCACAAAGCAAGAGTATAGAGAGGAGTATATTCCTGGTACAGCAAGGAATCCAGGTTACATCAACTCATGGTATGACACTGTTGAAGTACCATGTGCTGTAAGACCAAAATCACCACCAGTTTGGCAAAGAGAACCATCACCTGACGGTAATGAGTGTAGTGAAGGTGCAATCCTTGGCGGTATTTTAGGTGGTGGTGCTGGAGCAGCACTGTCACAAGGTGATGGTCGTTGGTGGGCAATCCCATTGGGAATTGCTTCGGGTGCAGTAATTGGATGTGATATTGATGGAGGGTGATATATTATTCGACTTTTGTTTTCAAAAAAGGCGTAAAAAAAACTCCGCCAAAAAATCAGTCCATAGGGTTTTTTGGAGGAAATTGACGTTCTAGCAAAATGCGAAATAAATTGTTTTTTAAATGACCTAAGGCAACTTGTTCATTAGCATCACCACCTGACCATTTATCCAAATGAACGCAGACGGACTTGTAAATTAATTCAAGTCCGTCTTTTGTTATGTCTAAATTTATGTACTCTTGATTAGGATTAATATCCTCCACCGTAGTATCCTCCACCAGAGGATCCACTTGATGAAGATCCAGAAGAACCAGAGGATCCAGAAGATCCAGAACTGCTGCTACTTCCAGAGGAACTAGAGGAACTAGAGGAACTGCTGCTACTAGAACTTGAAGAGGAACTACCACCTGAGTATCCACTTGAACTAGTCGTATTTTGTTCCGATGCTTGAGTACCTGTTTGTGTAGTTTGCGTAGTTGATGCTGCTGTGCTTGAACTAGTTGCAACACCAACGCTTCCTGCAATTGTTGGTCCATCATCAAATGTAACTGTACTGCTAGTTCCATTGGTCAACTGAGAACGAACCGCACTAGCAAAACTAACAGATCCTGTATTATTCAAGAATCTAGAACTAATGTTCAATACTGTCTTCTTATTGTTAGAACTGTCAAGTTCGGCATGAGGTTCATATGCAACTAATTCTTCGAATTCCTCAACCATGATTTCTAACATGTTGCTAACAGGAATTAAAATTTGTCTTTTGACCTCATTTTGGAAATATTCGTGCTCATAATTTGTTACTTGATATATTGAATCTTCGGCACTTTTTACATCACCATTTGGCATTATAGTTCTCCAATCCTCTGTTACCTCAATACCTTCTTTGATAACTGGTGTACCATCATCAAGTAAAATCTCATTAGTTTCCCAATGGTGAACGTGATCTCTTTTGTCTGCAGTATATTTCTCATCTACATAATCTTCTAACTGCTGTTGACTCTTTGGCCATTCTTCATATACATCAACAATGTCATTAATTAGTAAGAGTGCCCAATCTAACTTAGGATCGTCAAACAATTTTGATGCTAGGTTAGGAGGAGTTTCACCACTTTTAATTGAATACGATTCAAAAAGAGTTGTATATTGATTTAGATCAGGTCTTGCCCTAACTTTTCTGAAAATATTTTTAACTAACCTATATTTGAATGCCTCATCATCTCTGACACCCTCTCCAACGAATACATTAGGAAAATAAGAAAAATAACCCGCCATTTTAAAATCCCTCTTGAATTTGTGATTGAGTTACAAGTTGAGTTTCTGTAAATCTACAATTCACTACGACTGCAGGAACTTGTAGTGGTGCATTTTCTCCTACACCTATAGTAGCATTTTTAACAGCATTATATTGACCATCTGGAGTGTAATTCACATCAATTCCAGTACATACAGATGTATGAATCTTATGATGGAGGTCTTCACTGTCACTTGTTGAACCATCAGCATTTATACGGATAAATTTAATTTGAAATTTATCTGGAATTTCAAAGAACCTAGCACCAAAATTTTCTTGACCAGCTTCTACCGTACCGTATATGGGTAAAGCACCTTGTTTTATGTATTTGATAATATTGTTGATTTCCCTAGATTCTTGCTCACTACGAGCAAAAAACTTAAATGAGAAATTGTGAGTTCTAAACTGCATGTTGCTGAATAATTGCTCACTGTAAGGGTTAAACACCTTTCCTTGAGACAATGCCATCAAAGCGTTTTTGTCAATTTGACCCGCTAGTCCTAAGAACTGTGCAGCACCAGTAGCAACTTGAGACAATGCACTCTGTGTAAATTCTGGTAATGCTTTCTTTGCTGCGTCCTGAAAATCCTCTGCCATCTTGTCAAAATCGCCAGCACCTGACAACCCTCTAACAATTGCCTGACCTACGATACCAGTATCAATTTGACGATATGTTGGGGCATATTGAGTTGAAAGATTCTGAGGCATTGCAATATATACCTTTTCAGGATTCTTTTTCAACTGAACTCCATTATTAGGGATGTTTAAACCATAGTACCTAGTACCGTTTTGATCGTCATACTGTATTCTTGTTCTTTGGAACATTACATAGTCAATCGATTGCGTAGGATTGTCCACGGAAGTGCTTCCTACTGCTGGTGCTTGTAATGGGTAACGATAAATTGTCAACTTTCTACCTAAATACTACGTGACCTCTATGTATTTATGAGATATCAAGGTAAGTACCAAGTTTCCAATCCAAGGAAATATAAAGGTGATCCTAAAAACGTGATATATCGCTCCTCATGGGAGTATAAATTTATGAAATGGTGTGATGTTACTCCTTCTGTGCAAGAATGGGGTAGTGAGGAAATTATAATTCCTTATATTTCACCTGTTGATGGTAGACGGCATAGATATTTTCCTGATTTCTACGTTAAAGTGGGAAATAAGAAATTCATTGCTGAAGTCAAACCATTTAGGCAAACTAAGGAACCTAAAACCCAAAAACGACATACTAAAAAATACATTAATGAAGTTGTGACTTACGCTGTAAATAAAGCGAAGTGGAAAGCAGCAACTGAATTTTGTAAAGATTATGGTTGGGAATTTCAGTTAATCACAGAAAAAGAACTTAAAATCTAATGGCGATTAAAAATCCAGGATTCGCGAGATATAATTCATTTCAAGAGTTTTTGTCTAAGACCAAAGGCAAAGACAACCATCCTAGTTTTACAAATTTATTTTCGGTAAGATTCATATCACCACCGATGATGCTTAGTAACGCAGCAGTGCCAGCAGGTTTTGTAGGACCAATTCAAGATTCAAAATTCGATGTTACTACGGATTCTAATGATTTGGCATGGTTACTTGATTATTATGCTGATACGGTAAATCTTCCTAGTAAACAGATTACTACGTCACAAACTCCTTATGTTGGATCACCATTTAAGTATGCAACTAATACAGCGTACAGTCAGATTTCAATAAACTTTAGGATGCCACGCTCTCAATATTCAAGAAACTTCTTTGAGAGATGGACAACATTGATGGCAAGTGATAGCGAACAATATACGAGATACTACAGTGATTATGTTTGCCCACTTATGTACATCTATAAATGGGAGAGAGGTGGTGGAGGTATTGGAGTTAATGATCCAGATTTACTTCGTGCTATCAGAGAGAATGGAGATGCTAATACTCTACTAGCAAGAAAATATCAACTAACTGCCTGTTGGGAGTTGAGAAATTTATATCCATATAATATTGGTTCAGTTCAGTTAAATAACTCCGCTGCCCAAACAATGACTTTAAATATTGGTTTTTATTATGAAAGGTATCGTTTCTACACTGCTGATCAATTTGATCAAAATTCAATTAGGAGTTTGACTGTTGGTTCAAATATAGATGACGT